AAAAGCGCTCAAGCCGTGACATGGCGGGCGAGGTGCTGCGGCTGTTCAATGGGCGCAATGCCACCGAGGTGGCCCGCAGGCTGAATGTGTCGCGCCGCACCGTCTACCGCTACCTAAAACAGCCAGGAAAAGAGTGACAGTTTTTCCGGGAAATGGCACACCCAAACCGGTAGCGTGCGGGAATGAGCACGCCCGAACAACAGCAGCGCCTTGCGCAACTCAACGCCGCCATCCACTCGGGTGAGCGCACCATCACCGACGCCAAAGGCGCCTCTGTCACCTACCGCAGCCTAGAAGAGATGATGGCTGTGCGGCGTGATCTGGAGGCGCAAATGTCGCCCGCCAGCAACCGGCGCCGTGCGCTGGCTGCGCGCGTCACTTTCACAACCTTGCGTGGGGGCTAGCCGCCATGAGCAGCAAGCGAAGCAAAATAACCGCGCCCACGTGGCTTGACCGCACCATCGGATGGATCAGCCCGCGCGAGGGCCTGCGCCGAGCCAGTGCGCGTGAGTTGCTGGTGCGCGCCTACGAAGGCGCCAGCCGCACTGACGGCTGGCGACCAAAGCGCCCAGGTGCCAGCGCCAGGGCTGACCACCTGGCAGACGCGCGCGAGCTGCGCTATCGGGCCCGCTCGCTTGTCAGCAACGTGCCATGCATCGCACAGGCCGTAAACGTTATGGTGTCGTGCACCGTGGGCACTGGCATTGTCCCGCGCTGGGTGAACGACAAGGACGGACGGGTAGCCAAACGGTGGAAGGATTGGGGTCCCCTGGCCGACTATGACGGGCTGCTGGACATCAACGGGCTGCAGGGCAAGGCATGGGCCACGATGAAAGTCGATGGCGAGGTGCTGGCCCGCTTTCGCGAGCGTCGCGTCGCTCCCATGGTGGTGCCGCTGCAGATTCAGCTGCTGGAGATTGACTGGCTCGATGTGGAGCGAAACGAGATGCGCGGCTCCAACGAAGTGATCGCGGGCATCGAATACAACAAGCGCGGGGAACGGGTGAACTACTGGATGTTTGACCGCCATCCCGGCGACGTGGGCTTGCGCTCAACCCTGCGTGAAAGCCAGCCCGTGCCAGCGGATGAAATCATTCACATGTTCAACCCCGCACGGCCAGGGCAGCAGGCCGGGATATCCGCGTTGGCACCCGTCATCCCAACGGTGCGCGACCTGCAGGTGTACGAAGACGCTGAGCAGGCACGCAAGAACCTAGAAACCCGCATGTCGGTGATGGGCGAGTGGGATGAAAGCATGCTGGAAGGGGTGAAACTGCCCGAGAAAGACGCAGCCGATAAGGGCCCGGTCACTTTGGATCTGGGCGAACTGGCTGGGGGCGGCATCTTCGGCCTGCCGCCAGGCATGAAGAACCCTACATTCATTCAGCCCAACGCAGCGCCGGGCTACGTGGAATACGTAAAACACAAGCAAAAAATCATCGCGGCGGGCGTGGACGTGCCCTATGAGTTCATGACAGGTGACATGAGCGAGGTGAACTTCAGCAGCTCGCGCGTGCGCACCAACCAGTACCGGCGCAGCGTAGAGCGTGAACAGTGGACTTTGCTCGTCCCCATGTTCTGTGAGCGCATCGCAAAGCGTTGGCTGTCGCTGATGGATCTGACGGGCATGCCCGCGCCGCCTGACGTGTACCCCGACTGGACCACCCCCAAGTGGGCCAGCGTCAATCCCGTGCAAGACGTAGCGGCAGACCTGTCTGAAATCAAAGGCGGGTTGTCATCCATCAGCGAAAAGATCCGCCAGCGCGGGTATGACCCTGAGCTGGTTTTTTCTGAGCTCAAAAGCGATCTCCAACGCCTCAATGCGGACGGTACGCTGCCCCTGCTGGCCGCGCTGCTAGGCGCGCAGAACCCGCTCGAACTGGTAGCCAGCCTGGGCAATGAACAGGGCGCCCAAAAATAGTGACAGTTTTTCCGGGAAATGGCACAACCAAACCGGAACACTGCGGCCCATGCCTCAAGCCGCAGCACCCAACACCCCCACCCACCAGCGTGACGTGCGAGACCTGCCCGTGCAGGTGCGTGCTGCAACCCTGGTGCCTGCCACCTTCAACGAAGCCGACAACACCGTAGAGGTGGTCTGGACGCAAGGCGCCTCGGTGCGCCGCTTCGACTACTGGGAGGGCAAGCCCTACGACGAAGCGCTGGACGTGACCGACGAAGCCGTGGACATGACCCGCTTTGACGCTGGCACCGTGCAGGTGCTTGACGGCCACCGGGTATACGGCGGAGTCAGTGCCATCCTGGGTATTGCAGAACGCGGGTGGATCGCCGATGGCGAAGGCCGCGCCACCCTGCGCCTGAGCCAGCGCCCCGAAGTGGCCGGCATCGTGGCCGACATTCGCGCCGGTGTCATCCGCGCCATCAGCTTCGGCTACAGCGTGCAGCAATACGCCATCACCCCCGGCGCCCAGCGCAACGATGGCGGCACGGTAGACCTGTACCGCGCCGTGCGCTGGACCCCGCAAGAAATCTCTTTTGTGACCGTGCCCGCCGACGCAGGCGCAGGCACCCGGTCCGCCCCCCAAGCCTCGCAACAGCAGGGTGCCCAGCCGGGCGGCCTGCCGTGCGAATTCGTCCGGGCAGCCGCCCATCCATCCGCAACTCAGGAGCAACGCATGCCCCAAGCAATCACGCAGGGCGACGGCGGCACCGCCGACACCCAACAAACCGCCGACACCACCGGCACCGTCAATCGCGCAGCGCCGGTGGCAACGCCCGCACCCGCAGCGCCCCAGGCCGACGCCACCCGCGCCGCTGATGTGCTGGCCCTGTGCCAGCGCCACGGCGCCAGCGACCTGGCCGAAAGCCTGCTGCGCCAAAACGCATCCATCGACCAGGCCCGCGCCGCCATCCTTGACCGCATGGACGCCGCCGACCAAAGCCGCCGTGGTGGCAGCACCGTCAGTGTGCAAACCGTGCGCGATGAGCACGACACCCGCATGCGTGGCATGGAAGAAGCCATCATGCACCGCATGGACCCCCGCGCCCAGCTCACCGACCTGGGCCGCAACTACCGTGGCCTGTCGCTGACCGAAATGGCGCGCGAGGCGCTGGAGGGCCTGGGTGTTTCCACGCGTGGCCTGTCGCGCAACGAGATCGCCACCAGAGCCTTTGCAACGCGTGCTGGCGGATACCACACCACGGGCGACTTCCCCAGCCTGCTGGGTGGCGTTGGCGCCCGTCGCCTGCGCGCTGCCTATGAGCTGGTGCCCTCCACGTACCAGCTGTGGGCCCGCCGCGCCCCCAACCTGCAAGACTTCCGCATCAACAACGTGCTGGCGGTAGGTGGCGCGCCTGAGCTGAAAAAGCTCAACGAAGCTGGTGAATACACCTACGGCACCACCAGTGAAGACGCCACCGGCTACCGCGCCTTCAGCTACGGCCGTGCCATCAGCATGACGCGACCGATGTTCGTCAACGACGACCTGGGTTCCTTCGAGCGCCTGCTGCAGCGCTACGGCGAATCGGCCCGCCGCCTGGAAAACCGCTTGGTGTATGACCAGATCACGGCCAACCCCGCCATGCAGGATGGAACGGCCCTGTTCCATGCCAACCACGGCAACCTGCTGGCCGCCACCAGCACCCTCACGCTCGACAACATGGGCAAGGTGCGGGCCCTCATGCGCAAGCAAAAGGATCTGGACGGCAAGACGCAGCTCAACCTGGTGCCTGCATACCTGATCGTGCCGTCGGATCTGGAGCAGGCCGCCTACGGCTTCACCAGCTCCAACTACGCGCCCACCAAGCTGGACGACGTCAACGAGTTCCGTGTGGGTGGTCGCACCGCAGTGGAGCCCATTGTGGAGCCGCTGCTGGACGAAGTCAGCACCGCTGCCTGGTTCATGGCCGCCCGCTCGGGCCAGATCGACACGGTGGAATATGCCTACGTCGATGGCTCCGAAGGCGTGCGCATCGAGACCTTCGCCAGCGAAGACATCGACGGCGTCAAGGTTCGCGCCACTCTGGACTTTGCCGCCAAGGTCATCGACTGGCGTGGCCTGGGCAAGGCCAACGGCACAACCTAAGCCCCGGGCGGCTGGCCTGCACACCCGCAGGCCAGCCATCGGCATTCACCCTCATTCGGAGTAAACACCATGAAGAATTTTGTGCAACCGGGCAACGTCATCGAAGTGCCGTCGGCCGCCGCTGCGGTCGATTCGGGCCAGGTGGTTGTGATCGGCGCCCACATCGCCATTGCCAACCACGGCGCCGAAATCGGCGAGCCCTACAACGCCACGCTCGACGGCGTGTTTGAAGTGCCCAAGGTTGCAGGCTCTGCCTGGACGCTGGGCCTGCCCCTCATGTGGGATGCCTCTGCCGCAGCCTTCACCGTGGTGGGCACGCCCGCCACGGGCGACGTCACGGCCGGTGGCGCCACGGCTTTCGTGGCTGCCCTGAGCGCCGCCACCACGGGCTACGTCCGCCTCGCGGGCATCCCCGGCACCGTAGCCTAAGCACCGCTGCCGCCATGCTGCTCGCCCCAGACCGCCAAGCCCGCATCAATGGTGCGGTCGAGCGCGCCCATGCAAACGCCACCGCCACCTACCAAGGCGGCGAGCCGTTCGGCGTCATCCTCGATCGCAGTGCATCCGACCCGTTCGGCCCTGCGGTCGATGTGGCGGCGATCTCGGCGGCGTACTGCGTGGCCAACACGCCGGGCGTGCGTGAGGGTAGCGAGCTGGTGGTGAACGGCGTGGTGCACAAGGTCACCGGCCCGGTGCAGCCCGATGCGGGTGGCTGGGTGGTGCTGCTGGTGTACCCCAAGGCGTAGGCACAAGGCATCACCATGCTGGCACTCATTGCCCCGCTCAAGACCCGCCTGGACAAGCTGCCGCAGCTCACCGGCTGGGACAAGCGCACCAACACCGAAGACGCTGACCGCAGCGTGCTTCCCGCTGTGGACATTCGGTGTGTGGGTGCTACTGCCGCTGCAAAAGCTGGCGCCGTGACGCTGTCGCCGCAGTGGCGCATCACCCTGATGGTGGAGCGCGGTGGCGCCGCAGCCGAAAAGCTCGACGCTGCCATGGGGGCGGTCATCTGCTCATTGCATGGGTGGCAGCCAGGCCAGCACGGCGGGCGAGGGTGGAACCAGCTGGCGCTGCTCAGCGCCACAGAGCCCGACTTCGCCAGTGAAGGTGTGGTGGGCTACGAACTCACATTTTCCACGGCTGGCCTGTACACGGGCCAGCAGTAAACAACGCAACAGTCTCAATAATCTGGAGGCCACACATGCCAATCATCCACGTTCAAAACAGCTACGTCATCCCGCGCGGTCGGATGTACTTTGACCCGTTTGATGCCAACGGTGCGCTCACCGGTGAATTCGCATTGGGCAATTGCCCGGATGTGAATATCGCCATCGAAACTGAAAAGTGGCAGCACTACAGCAGCGAGCAAGGCCTGCAGGAAAAAGATGCTGGCGGTCCGATCCGGGTGGATCGCACGGGCGAAATGAACTGCGACAACTTCAGCCCGCGCAACGTGGCGCTGTGGTTGTCGGGCGAGCACACCGTTGCAACGCAGGCCGCCACGCCGGTAACGGGTGAACTCCGTACCGTTCTGCCGGGCCGCATCTATCAGCTGGGCTCCACCGATGCCAACCCGCTGGGTGTGCGCAATGTCACGGCCATCACCGTGAAGAATGAGGCGGGCACCACCACCTTCGACGTGGGTGATGACTACAACGTGGATCCCGAAACGGGCCGTGTGCAGATCACGGAAGACGGCGCAATCACGGCCGCCACTGTGGTGCAGTTCGGTTACACGCCCGTGGCTGGCACGTATGACGCCGTGCAGTCTGGTGCCAACAGCGAACTCACCGGCGCCTTGCGCGTGGTGCCAGACAACGCAACCGGCCCCAACGATGACGTCTACATGCCCAAGGTTTCGCTCACGCCCAGCGGCAACCTGGCGCTGATCGCTGAGGGCACCGAGCCCATCGTGATGACGTTTGGCATTGAGGTTCTCAAGGCTGCGAACAAGCAGGCCATCTACCGCGCAGGCCGCCCTGTACCGGTTCCCTAACCGGTAACCACCCCACCCACGGCGCCCAGCGCGCCGTGCAACGCCTCCCTGTGCCGCTGCCCCGGCGGCGGCACATGAAGCCGCTGCATTGCCCAAACGGTCCCACCACCACACCCACCCGCCATGGCCTTCAAGCCCATTCAGATCGTGATCAACGCCAAGGACAACGCCTCGGCGGTGTTCTCGTCGTTGCAGGCGAAGGTGGCAGCTGTGGGTGCGGCCATCGCCACTTACTTCGGCATCAGTGCGTTTGCCGGGGTGGTGAAGGGCGCTGCTGATTTTGAGCAGGCCATGAGCCGGGTTCAGGCGGCCACTGGCGCCACCGGCAAGGAGATGGCCGCGCTCACCAAGGCGGCAGAGGATGCGGGGGCAAATACCAAGTTCACCAGCACCGAAGCCGCTGGCGCGCTGGAG